TAACGTTCCAAAAAACTAATGCAAATATAATATTTTTTAAGTAATTAACAAAATATTTAATGACATTTTTAAAATAAAAAGTGCTAAGTTATTGAAACTCAGCACTTTATATGGTGATAAAAATAATTTATTTTTATCTAAGTTCGTTAGGATTCCAATACACGAGACCATCCACTTTGATAGCACCGTAATACTTGTTGTTAACAAGTTTCTTCGCATAACGTGTGCAGATACCCTTAATTGGTGCAAAGTTAAACGGGTTGTACATTGTAGGAGTAAGAGCCATTGGCACATAAGGTGCATAGATGTAACCTGTATCAAGGAGAGAAGTACCGTGGTGTCCCATAATAAGTGACCAGTGTGGTGAATATGGGTCAACGATGACTTGATAACGTCCTTGAAGTGAACCAATCTTCTCAATACCCATATTGTATTGGTCAGCCTCTGCATTTGCGTCAGTTACGTGGAAATACTCAAGGTCATTGAGGACTGCCGAAATTTCAGCGGAAACAACAATCCAGTTAGCACCACCACGAAGAGTTGACTTCTGAATCTGAGCGGAAATCTGATTAATCTTTGTCATAAGAGTTTGATTCCAGTCCTTCTGAGTGTAAACAGTAGAAGTGGTAGCCAATCTCTGCCAACCATTGTAGTCCCAACGTGCTTGCCAAGGTGCTGCCTTACGTAAGTCACGAAGAATCTCACGGTCAATCTCAGCGGCAATCTGCTCTGAAAGAATGGCTGTCAACTCTGCTTCTGCATCAATGTTATGGAATGCGGAAACGTCCTGAGCAAGTTCAGGTGACCAAGTTGCACGAAGTTTTCTTTCCTCAACACTTACAGTAGCTGAAGTGAGTTGGAACGAAACCTCACCCATTTCGGTTTCAAGTTCAAGTGAATCATACTGTGCCCAAGCAATGTTGAATACTGTATCAATTTCCCATTCACCAGCAACTTCTGGGTCAACGCCAATGTAACCATTGATGGTCTTACCTTGTTTCTTGCAAGGCTTTGTAAGGTCAAGTTCAATATAGATTTTGCCTTGTCCGTCACAGATGTTCTCTCCGTAGTCAACCAATTGAGCACCGTACTTCTGAGTTACGACACGGAAAGGAACGCTTTCGTACTGTTTGAAAGTGGTGAAATCCTCACTGTCTTCCATATCTTCACCTGCATAGATAACTTTAAGGGAAGCAAGGAATGCCTCGCTGTCCATCTCATTACCGTCAGGACCAGTCAAACGACCTGCATTGTAGGATGAGAAACCGCCGACTTGAAGCATAAGATGGCTAAGTGAACCGTCCTGTGTGTTGACAAACTTGGTGATGTCATCAATTTCTACGTAAGAGCCATCTGGTGCAATTTGCACAGGAGTAGCACTACCGATTTTGATGGTGATTTTACCCTTTGAGTTGTCAAAGAGGAAATCATTGTAGAAGAGGTCATAAAGAGTCTTCTTCATGTACTGAGTGACCTTTGGAAGTGTTCCACCCTCACCGTCTTGAGATGGCTGAACGACCTCATCAGGAAGATAGTAGCGATTGCGAACTTCACCTGCTGCAACATCTTGTTTCTCACCATCTTTACCAATGTAAGATGTGTCATGTCTTTGTCTGCGCTCATAACCCATAAGACCATAGTGGCGACCAGTTGCACCATCAATGAGGTTTTCAGAGTCCCATTCACGTTCAGATGTGACAGGTTTGATGAAGAACAACTTACCGATAGGAAGGTTCATTGCCTGCACGGAAACGATGTCGTTAGCAAGAAGTTTGCTGAACACACGTCTGATAAGTGGGAATACCACGGTTTCGAAAGAACCACTGTTGTCAGAAGCGGTAGCCTCATAAATGAGGTGCTTTGCCTGGTTCTCATAAAGGGTTGCAACAGTTTCCTTAAGATGGCCGTCAAGACCCTCGCAAAGACCAAGCCTGTCCCAACGCTCGTTAATGTCTTTTCTAATTTTCTTCTGTGCTTCGATTTCGATGTTACCGAAAACACTGCTGTTTAAAATCTCACGCATATTGTTTGTTTAAATATACTTTTTATTATCTTTATAAATTATAAATATCATATAATTTCAAAAAAGTCCTGACTTATTGAATTTTATCAAGTCTTTTCATAAAATCAAGTGCCTCATTCACCTTTTCTGACTTATACATTGTGGTTTCAACAAGATTTTGCTTCGATTGTTTACCTTCTGCGAGTTGTCCGTTGATTGTCTTTGCAAAATCAGTTCTCTTGTTTGCCCTTCTGAGTTCTTCAGAAATTGTTTCGTAAAGTCTCTTTCCTTCTTCAAGGGTGTTGACTTTTGCAAAACGGTCACTGATTTGCTTTTTCTCATCAACAGTAGTTGTGTTCTCGTTGAGAAGTCTGACAATATAACCCATACTTGCATTGATTACCATTGATTCAGTCAATTTCTGATTGAGTTGAGGAATAATTGACTTCATTTGCTTGTTCTCTCTGAAAAGTTGGTTAACACTTCTCTTTAAAGCAACAGATTCATTGGTTTCGTCACCGCTATAACTGTTGTATCCAGTACCTTTTACTTGTCCACCCTCACCAGTTCTTCCGTTACGGAAATTTTTCTTCCCAAAACGTTTGTTGGTGTTTTGATGCGTCATTCCAGTACCCCTTACGGTTGGGTTGTTTTCGGTGCTTGACATTACTTCGTCAATCATTTCACCATCTTCTTCTTCAATCTCAAACACGGTGTCTCCACACTCATCAACTTCCTCTTTAATGTTTTTCTTGTAAGGCTGTCTGTCACCGTCTTTTCCCTTGTCAATGTCAGCATCGTCAAGTTGTGGTTCCCAGGTGTGACCAACCTTTTTTCTGTCTGTTGACAATCTGTCGTTCTTTGGTGTTGTCATTGCTGTTTTGCCTTGATATCCACCGTTTCCTGGATGACCTTTATAACCTAAATTTTCCTCATTCAATTCGAGTTCGACATCCAAATCATCATCAACGTCCTCATCATCTTCAAGTTCAACGTCAATATCACCGTCTTCTGCTTCGATGTCATCATCAATGTCATCAACATCATCACCGGCATTAATGATATCATCAATATCAATGATATATTCAGCATCACCGTTGATTGCGTCACCGTCAACCTCAACAGCAACAGTACCGTCACCGTTAGACATAACACGGATACCATCTTCAGGACCCATTGCTTTCAAGATGTTAATAAGTTTACCATCTTCCATTCCTCTACAATCGTATTCACCGTCAGCACTTTTGCATTTTTCAAGGTCATCCCACAATTCATCATCGGCTTCGTCACCGCTTTCCGTATCCACCTCGTCATCAACGTTGTCTGTTGGTTCTTCGACTTCTTCCTCTTCGTATGAATCCTCATCCTCTGCTTCCTTGAGAAGTTTTCTTACCTCATCCTTGGTGTTTTCACCAATGATGTTTTTCATGGATTCTGCGACAACCTCTTGATACTGTTTCTCAAGAGAATCTTTGTTTTCCATGAGTTTTTTAATATAGTTACTTCTAACTGCCATATTATTATATGATATTTTTCTTATTTTAATTATAAATATATTGTAAAATACAAAAAATCAGCGATTAGACACTAATTCATTATATAAATATCATTTTTAAAACAAAAAATCACTAAAATTTTGATTTTGGTGATTTTGTTTATGGATTTTTTGCATAATGACTATACTGTCAAAGTATATACTTTCGTTCCACAATCATATATAATTCAAAATGATAAAAATAACTTGTTATTTTCTTAAATTATACCCACCAAGCATTACACATGCTTTCAAGAAATCCTTTTCATTCTTTTTAGTATCATCATAAAACAACATATTATTGAATGCCCTTGCCATTTCCTTTCTATTTGATATATCAACCTCATTTCTTAAATGTTTGGTTGACAAATCCGTGTTGTTTGCGTTGTTTATATACCATGATTTCGCAATTGCGCCGTCTTTTTTCTTCATTTTATCACTTTTTAACATATAATATTGCAAGACAAACAAACCCATTGCAAGACAAGTCAAATTGTCATCATGACACCCATCCATATGATCTGGTCTGCCATTCTTAAATATCCAAGTATCGAGTTCTGATATGGTTCTTTCACTTCTAACTTTGAAAACATTGTTTTTAAGTAATTCAACAAAATTTGAAATCATCTGTATTCTAAGTGCATTGCTTCTGAAACCAGGTAATTTATCATCGTCTTTTTTATTGAACAATTTTTTTGCATAATCGTTGGTATATGTTTTAAGTGCTGTTGTTTCATCATAATAAAGATTTGGATAACCTAAATTTTGCAACGTCAATACAACAGTGTCACCATAACCTCCAATACATTCCACAACTGCAAGTGCGTTGTTGTATATTCTTCCGTATCTATCTGCCAATGCGCCAATTTCCTCACCATTAAGTTTTCCGTTATATTCAAGTACTTGGTCGAAAAACGGCATTCCTTTTTCATCAACAGCATCAACATCAATAATCTCAATTGAAGAAGCATCATCACCGCTTCCTGATGATGGGTCTATTGCCATAATATACCTATGTTCTGGATTAGGATCTTTCCATATCCATGTTTCCTTGATTAGCATATCACGCAAATTCCAATCATCGGTTATTTTAATCACATTTTGTTTTTCTTGTGCTTCTATCACATCAACAGGAACAACATTGTCAGCAGAACCCAAGAATGAAACAAGAAGTTCTTGCGCTATTTTCTGTGAATCATTATTGAATGATTTGCACATGTTCTCAAACCACGGTGATGTAGGTGTCCACCCTTCTTTTTCAAGTTTATTCCATCGTTCCTCATCATATAAGATATTTCCTTGTTTATCAACGACAGTATCAACATCCCATTCTATTTCACCGTTTTTAGTATTTTTCTTATACCATTTAAGGTTTCTGTTATATCTTGGGTCTTGAAACCATCTGAAATCAACAGGATGAAAGTTGTTTTCCCCCTTTATTGCTTGATTGTATGTTTTATAATATAGTTGGTCTTTTCCGTTAGGAGTTGACACCATCAAACACTTTGGGTTTTTCACCGTACTTTGTGCTGCAATTGCTGCTGTATAACTTGCCATCGAATTCTCAATATATGCAGCCTCGTCAAGTATCAATATACCAACAGCGGAAATACCACGGGAGGCATGAGGTGTTGATGCACGTGCGTAAATCTTACATCCATTGAACAATTCAATATAACCTTTATTCCTTTTAATGAATATGGATTTTTTGTTTTTTTCACTGTTTTCATCTGTTGAATAAAAATCAGGCCCCCACATCCATCTTGGAACTTGGTCGAGAAAATAGACAATTTTATTTGTTAATTCAACTGCCTGGTCAAGTTTGTTCGCAATACACAATATTGTTTCTGGTGAATCCTTTTTTGCAAATACGCATTGTGCGCATGACCAAGCAGCACTAATTGTGGTAACACCGCTTTGTCTGTGCTTGATTGCAATCGTGTTTGAATATTCAGCACAACTTTTCAAAAAAACCTTCTGTCTTGGGAATAGTTTAAATGGAACTTCTTTCCTTTCCATTGCGTTGAAAGTGGAAAGATAGTGTTCTATAAAATAAATTCTTGTTTTATCTTTAAAGCATTTTATGTATTCTTCTTTATAATTCAGCATTCATACTTCTTTTTACCCTATTATCGTACATATAAATAGTACCACATTCATAATAAGGTGGTTATAAATAAATGCATTAGCACAATAATTATATAATTTCTGTTTCATAGTTTTTTCTCCTTTATTCTTCATAGTCATTATAATATCCGTCTTCAATATATTCTTTTTCTTTTGGTGTCAAGTCTCTATTCAGATAACCCAACAACATCTCAAGATATTCTTTTCTTTTCTTATTTTCTTCTTCCACTGACAAATCCCAATCAAATTCTGCTCTCCATAACATTTCTTTTAAAATTGAGCATTTTTTTGATGAATAATTCACCCAATAATATGATTTTGTCTGATTTATCAAACTAATAAAGGAACGTATGTTGGCCTCATATCATGTTCTCTATTTGATTTACCACTAAAATGATAATTCCATTCGGCTTCAGTTAAGTTTTTTTTTACTTCATCCAATCTTTCATCAAATGTTCTATATTTTCTTGGTTTTTCACTTTCTATCCAATCCCAATTATTTTTTTGGTTTATTCTCGGTGAAAGATTATGACCAATATCATCATTAATCAGTTCATCTGCCGTAAAACATTCCTCATCATCATTATCCCACAGCAATTCTTCCGCATCAAAACAATCATCATCGTTCAGTTGCACGGTTGAATCATTCTTTGTCCTTATGTAATCATCAAATTCATCCTTGTCCTTTTCATAAAGAATTTCATCCGCAATATCCGATAATATTTCCTTTCCTTTTTTTGTTTTCGCAAATATTTCTTGCAAAGAATTATTCAAAGTTTCATAATCCATTTCAGAAAGTTGCATCAAAAAGAAATTTATTCCTACTTCAGTCATTTCATATCCACAATCTTTCATACCGTTTTCAATCAATTTCCAAAGTGGATAACCAATTCTCATATCCCACATTTCAGCAAGTTTGAAATCCGATTTTGAAATCACATATTTGGCTTTTTCAAAATCTTCTGGTAAACCGTTTGAAATTGATAGTTCCAATAATCCTTTTATTGTCTCTTCCAAAAGGATTGGCATTAAAATTCCTTCAGCCTTTATTGATGGATATGTATCTCTTGAACTGATAACAACATCAACTTTTCCTGCATTCCCAATGTTTTCCTTATTGATGTGGTCTTTTTCACAATATATCAAAATGTTGTTATAATCAATTATTTTTTTGTATAATGAAGGTAAGTCAGCATTAATTTCGTACAGTTCATTTATGTATTTTTTGAAATAATTCATATAATACATGGATGCTCCCTCAACCAAAGAATTAAGAATTCTCCTTTTATATATTTCAGAAGACAAGTTGTTCATATCCTGTATATTATCAAATGAAAAGTCATTTGTTTTTTCAGGTAAAATTCTCTGGTTTGAAACATCAACGTTGTCAACAAGGAATATCTGCAAGTCTATACAATCATTGGGTATTTGAAATATGTCATTTATTATTTTACCACACAACTGTTCAAGTGCTTCTTTGTTTTTCCTTTCTATTTTTTTGCATTCACCGATTATCCTCGCAAGTTCATCCTTCATTGTCTTATAATCAATATCATCAACCTTATCACACAATTCGTCAAATGTTTCCTGAAGAAGATATGTCGTAAACATATCATCCCTATCTGGCGGAAATGCAGGATGCTTCCCTAATGATGTTTTATTGGTTGACAATAAATTCAATATATGTTTTGGCAAACTTGGCATTTTATCAAAATTTAAAATTCATTATTTTTTGATTTTATTGATGAAATCTTTTACAGTATAAAGTTCAGAATGTTTCTTTAACTTTTTAAGACGGTTTTCTTGTAATTTTTTCTTTGAAATAACTCTATTTTCCTTTACGTCATTTGTTGATTTGCTCACAATTTCAGTGTTAGAATTGGGGTCATTTCCAACAACCTCAAAATTGTTTTCTGCATCAGGTGCAATTTTCTTCAAGTTGTTCATCGTGTCCTCAACATTCTTTTGGATATCCTTGACATTGCTTGATGTTGTGCTATTTGTTTTTTGTGGTTGGACTTTAAATTTTTGACCATAAGGCAAAACGCCCTCTTTTAATGCCATTCTGTATTGTTTCTCTGTTATGCAAAATTTTCTACCCATAATTTTAATTAAAAATACATTTATTATATATAAATATAAGGAGTTGAAACAAAACAAAAAAATCGTTGAAAAACAATCAACGATTTTTAACTAAAACTATATGTTTTTCACAAGAATTCGCTCATTTTCCAAGAATATAATTGATTAAATCAGTAACGTCCTGTTCGTTTATTTTGCCATCTGAATTTACATCATATTTTCTTTCATATTCTTTATTGTCAATGATTGACTGAACGATGTTCATAACATCCGTTATGTTCAAATTCAAATCATTATTTGTGTCACCAATAATGGCATCTGGATGCAGACCAACAATACAGCGTTTGTTATAGGTATAATCATACAAGTCAGAAGGTTTGAACAAATTCAAATCGAACCATCCATCATACAAGCCTGACCAACCCCAATTGCAATGGTATTTGTCATTTTCTGCATCATATCCATCACAGATAAATGAATGTCCACTTGTACCTGCCTTATTCCATCCTGACATATGCAATGGATAACCATCAGACAATTCCTTATAGATTTGTTCTTTGAAATTTTCAATACCAGATGAAGCATACAACATTTTCGCATTAGAGCCAAGACCAAGGTTGTTCTTTGCCGCATTAAGACAATTTGTCAAATTAGTTGTCGTTTCTTCTGAACTGTAATTTGCCTTGCTTGCGTATCCTACATATTTCATTAGTGTTGCGACTGCATTCTTTGACTTTGTTGTTTTAAAGTCTTTCACTTTGACAAAATTCAAATTATCAAAATCAAACTCATCAATTGCCTCAAGTGATGGGATTTTCATTTTTCTCTTTGATGTTGTATATGCACTTGTTTTCGTACAGCCACCTTTGTATTTCACGCCTTTTACGCCAATGCAGCCATAATAAGCAATAATCATTGCCAATGCGGTGTTAGTGCATCCTGTAACTACAGTTTCATTTGTCACTGGGTCTTTTAACAAAAGATTGTTGTAAGGTGCTCTTTGACTCCATTGGTATGGTATTAATGGCTTAATTGTTTTCTTTTTATTGACATCCTCATTTAATTCAGAACTTACGGGTCTAATATATCTGCCTAACATTTTTCTTGAGTAAGCAACTGAATTTTTCTCATCCGTAAGTGCAACATCTCTATTGTATTCCGTTGTATTCTTGGAATATGTGTCTGATGTCATGTATACACCACGCTGACCTATTTTATAATCAGTGCTTTCCACCTTGTATCCTGCATATGGTATGAATATTGTATTCCCATTAGGACCTTTAACTTCTTCTCCTTTAACATTATTTATTGTTTTTGGTGTCCATTTGCATTTTCCAATCAATTCTTCCCATTGTTCTGGTGTTGGAACACAAAGGTTTTGATTCAAATTATATGCAGCATCATACTTTGTCTTAGAAATACTCTTTCCAATGTCTTCGATTTTCTTAGTTGAAGAAATGTAATGGTCATAATTTTCCCAACTGAAAACGCTCTTTGTTTCAGTTTCACCCCAAGCATACATATCACCAAATTCATGTGGTTCTTCAGCACCCAAGTTAACACTTGACCATTTAACAGTCAAACCTAAATCAACTAATTTTTCCTTTTCATCATCTTTCGTTTTAACTGAAACAGGTCTTATTCCTGCACCAGTTCTTCTATACATTGCAAAAAAGTCAGGTTTGGTCTGTGTTCTGAATGTATATG